GGATTTACCCCTTGTATCTTTTTTCTAATCTCTAACAAACCATTACTAATGTTACGACCTAACTTAATACGTGGCAACTGACGAGCCATGTTCATAGCGTAGTGATCAAAGGCTCTAAATACGTCATTAGAGTAACCTGGAGTCCCTTTACGATGAATAAAACGTTTAGCCATACTTGCATCGGACTTACTCATTAAATGCATCTGAAACACGAAATCCTTAAGCTCATCTTTAGCCTCATTAGGACTCTTCTCAAACGATGAATCAATCTGATCATAGAGTTCTTGTAATGACTTGTTATCACCAATCATTTCTTTATTGAACTGTTTAATGTCCGGCACAAGATAACCATTTATCTTCGAGTTTGCTAAGAACTTTTTAGCTTCAGCTGATGTATCAAACTTAGTAAACTTTTTAATTTCTTCGCCAGTATCAGGATCAACTTCCCCATCTTTATAGGCTACACCGAACTTACCAAAACGCATCAGCGGAAAGTAATCCCCCCTAATTGCTAACGCCCCCATTTGTTCGTTAAATTTAGCAATCTGTTTATCAATAGTCGCTTGAGTTGCTCCAGAAGTTCTTATGTTGTGTTCATAAGCTTTCTTAATTTCATCAAGAGAATCTTTATAATAGTTTGCTAATTGTTGATACACATCTTTAGAAGGTTGTGATAACTTCTTGTAATCGTCTTTAAGTTGATTTAATCGATGAATGGTTTGTACATAACCTTTAGGTCTTTCCTTTTCCATCTCAGCAATTTTGGCATCGATGTTACCCTTCTCCCCCGGAGATACACCTAACAATGTGGCTTCAGACATAGTGTCGCCAAGCTTGTTTAATTCCTTACGGTGTTTTTTAATGTAAGGATTGAATATATCCCTGCGCATCTTGGCAAACGCAGTTAGCATTTCATCTCTAAGACCTGCCAACTTACGTGTATCTTGAAGAACCTTTTTACCTCCGGGTAAATGCTCTTCCCCTCCGACTTGTTGAACACCTGATGCGCTTAAAGGACTAAGCATAGCTGGTAAAACTTTATCACTAACGCTATCAGCTTGTTTCTTAAATGAGCCAAGCTCGTCTTCAAAGGTTTCTTTAATAGAGTAACGTATATCAGCCTCTCTAGAAGAAAAAGCACCAGTATTTTCTGTTGCAGATTTAACTTGATATGCTTTTTGTAAAGATATTTCTGTAAAAGTATTTCCTTTTTTATAGATAACACCATCATATCCAGCGTCACTAAGCATGGTATTAAATTCAGGATCACCTATTCCAGCGTGTTCCTCAAATTGGTCCTTTGCCCATTTAGATGCAGCCCCTCTGCTATTAAAGTTTTCTTCTTCAAACTTTTTATCCCTTGCTATAGCTTCTGTTATATCTAATCGTCCAATATCTTCTATAATTAAAGGGTTCTTAGTATTTGCATACAAAGATTGAACATGCGTCCCATATGCTTTAGCATGGTCCTTTCTTTGAGTAGTATAGATGCCCGGACCTAAAGCACCAGACTCTCCTTTCTTAAATACATTTCTAACATCATCGGTCCCATGATAAACAACCAACGGCTCACCATTTTCATCAACAACTTTAGATGCGTTCTCAGGATCATTCTCCCAATCACCAAACCACTTTTTAAACGCAGGTGTTCTAACTTGAGCATGTTGTATAGCATTTAGATTTGATGGTTTGCCATTAGGGGCTAACAGCTTTTCTTTACTAAACGCAGTCTCTTCACGAGCAGTCTTTACTGCAGTCTTAGCTTCTCTACGCATTGATGCTGTAGCCATCTGTCTAGCGTCAGCTTCAGATAGTTTGATACCCACACCCATTTTAGAGCGCAGGAAGTTTCGTATAGCTGCAACAATTCTACGCACTAATGAAAGCTGTGGAGAGTGCTCAACAAGATAGGCTAGAGTTTCTTCAGCTCTTAAATGATCCGGTGTACCCTTTGGTACAGCAGCACGGGCTCTGTCAAACTCTTTACCCTGACCGTTTAAGGCTTGGTTCTTAACATCTTCCCATAAGGTTTTGCCAAGCATCTTTTCCATACCAGCATGTACGCCTACTTCATGTAGTGCAACGCTTTCTATAGTACTAGGTGTTAGTTTATTAGCAACGTAATGCGTAACGCCTTCGGCTGTAGTCATACCCTTTACATTAGCTGGATGATTTTCACCGGGCAATGTATCTTGAGTATCATGAATAACAGCTTTGCCTGACGCTACAAGCTGTTTCATCTCAGGAGACAAAGTTCTGCTCAAACTCGCTGTAGTATGACCTGTAGTAGCTTCTGTTGGCGCTGTAGAGTATGAAGGTTCAGTTTCTGTAGTACCACCCATCTCTTTATTATATTCATCAACATAATCTGGATGGTGTTTTCTCCATAACCCTGTCTCTGCAGCTTTAAATAATTTGGACGCACTATCACCAAATCCTAATTTATCAATAACATGAAGAGCACCTTCTTCTGAGGGCTTTATTAACGAGTCATATATTGTTTTATTTAATTCTTTGGAGCCATATTTGTTATTTAATAAGTCTGATAAATTATTTTCAACTTTATTAAAATGAGCTAGTGGAACTGGGCTTCCTGATTTATCACGACCAGTAAAGGTCACATTACCTTTAGCATAATCTACCGATACTTGCCCTTTATTCACAGTTTCAAGCAGTAACTTATCTCCTCTATCTTGCGCAGATATAGCTTTTATATTATGAGTTTGTGCAGGGTTATTTGAAGTTATATATAGACCACGACCTGCCGTATCTATACTTGCTTCCCCTTTATTTGTTACGTGTTTATAGTGTTCGGCGTACGTGTCATCTCTAGGTACATATGAAACGTCTTCTGATTTACCTTTAGGTTTTAAGGCTTCAAAGTTTTGCTCAGCTTGTTCTGTATTTATTAAACCATTGGTGTGTAATATCTGAGACTTTATATACGCTTGTTTTGTATAATCTTTACCCCCTATGGTTACAGTTGAATCCAAATCTGGTAAAGAAGATATCTTTTTAAGCTCTGCTACTGTTTTAGCTTGAGCATCCATATGCTCCTTATAAACAGCCTCAGCTTCACCATCTGTTTTAAAAGGGCTTACCCCTTTATAGGTATGAATTTTTTTAAATTCATCTTGTGACAAACCCAACTCAGCAGCTTGCTGTTTATCAAAAGGTGTCGCAGCTTCAGGTATAGTTGCTGTAGCTTCAGGTATAGTTGCTGTAGCTTCAGGTGTAGGTACTTCTACAGCAGCTTCGGGTGTAGCTTCAGGTATAGCTTCAGGTATAGTTGCTGTAGCTTCGGGTATAGGCTCAGGTATAGTTGCTGTAGCTTCAGGTGCCATGCCTACGGGGGATATCGGTTCTGGTGCAGGTGGTTCTACAGCAGTGTCGCTAATAGGCTCTTCGCCTGTAGCTTCAGGCATAGGTGCACCTTGTAGATAAGATGCTGTACCACCAAGTGTACCTGCAGCTCCACCAGCAACACCTGCAGAGATACCAGCCTCTTTAACTTCTGCCCAGTTTTCTGGACCAGATAATGGCTCACCTGCTTGCCATCGCTCTAACTCAGTTTGCCCCATTTCTGTCGGGGTTTCAGCGATAATACCTTTGCCTACATGCTTTGCAACTTCGCCGCCAAATGTTTTAGCAACAGCGTCAGTTGCACCTTCCTTAACTTCTCGTGTTAAGAATGAAGGTAACTTCATCCCTAATGTAAATCTATCGGCAATAGCATCTAGAGCACCTGCAGGTATTGCAGCAATCGCAGCTTTCTCAGGTTCCAACTCACCAGCTTCTTTAGCCTTCTCTATTTGGCGATCCATCATAAAGCCAAACTCTTGAACTATAGATGCTGTAATCCCAGCTGCTACGCCTAATGCTGGATTAACCATACCTGCAGCCATACCTACGCCTAACGGCGTTGCAGTAGATGGTGCAGACTCTGCAACCTTTTGACCTATATAGTTTGGTATTTTTTTAATAGCTGCCCAAGTGCCTTCCTTTTCAGCAGTGTCTTGAATCTCTTGGAAAGTCTTAGAACCTAACTCTGGATATTGTGCTTCTCTTTCTGCTTCAGCTTTTGCAATGGCTTCTTGCTCTACTATACGTTCTTGCACAAGTTCATCCTGACCTAATGCAGACAATGCTCCGGTGATAACACCTTGACCTGCTTGCTTAACGCCACTCACACCTCTACGCCAAGCTTCGCCTAACATACTTGGTTCTTCACCTTCTGGTACTTCAGGCTCTAGAGCAGCTTGTTCTTCAGCATATCTTTTTTCAAACTCGGCAACTTCTTCAGGAGTAAACTCTTTATTATTTGCAGTTTGTTCTTCTGCATATCTTTTTTCAAATTGAGCAACTTCTTCTGGAGTAAAATCTTGACCGTCCTCATGTTTCATACGTTCTGTAACTTTACGTATATAGTTTAAGGTTTCATCATAAGGCGGTACCCCACCATGTCGATCTACAGCCCCTGCGCCCGCATTATAAGCTGCTGCAACTAAAGGTATATCACCTCTGTACTTATCCCAATATGCTGCCAGTAATTCTTCACCGACACGGTTATATTCATCAGCACTATTGTCTCTAGCAGGTGCTACCCCATGACCTGGCTTTCTGGCAACAGCTGGCATGACTTGCATCTCATGCCGAGCGCCCTTTCTTGATGTAAGATTTGGCCTATCACCAGACTCTACATGTCTAACAGCTCGTATTAAACTTTCAGGAACTTCACCGTATTCATTAGACATTATATTTTTCCTGTTTCAGTTAACCAACGATCATACCTAGTCTTTGGTTTTGCACCTGACTCATCTATTAACGCATCCATCCTATCGTTAACATTTTTTAATTGGGCTTTAAGACCTGGCAATTCTTTACTTTCGGGAAGTAAATTTGCCATTTGTCGAGTAATATTGGTAGCTTGATTTTGTAAAGCCTTTATATTATTACCCCTGTAAGTATCTGAAGTAGTGCCGTCAATACGAGAAGTAGCCCCAATGACAGCATTGGTTGTGCTTGCCCCTGCCATAATTTTTGCACGTCTTTCTGCAGCAGCTTCTTGTAATCTATTTTGAACAGCTTCATGTTGAAGTTTCATTACTTCTTTATCAAATTGTGACGCGTCATGTTTTAATGCCGCAGCTTCTTTAATCATACCAATTTTTTCAAGACGATCAGCTTGATCTAATTTGTATAAAGAATCTTGCAATCCGCGTTGTAACTTTTCTTGATCTTTTTTGTCTTCCAAATAACCCGGCATTGTAGCAATTAGAGATCGCATACCTGCGGCTAAAGGTGCACCAGGAGTTGATCCCCAATGTGAAAAGAACTCAGCCATACGCAAATATGTTTGACGTTTTTCATTAGCTTCTTTGTTTGCCAACTCATCCATAATCTCTTTACGCATAGCTGCTGCGCCTTCGTTATTACCAAGACCAGCTTGTTTATACATCTCAGCAACTTGCTTTTGATAAAAACCCATATCTTGTTCAGTTTTGGCATTGGCAACTTCCCCAGCTTTAGCAGATCCTTCAGGCTCACTAGCTAAGTTGGCTTGTAATATCTCAGACTCTTCAGGTGTACCACCAAAGGAAGGTTGGGCACTTGGTACAATACTTTGCCTTGCGCCCCCTACAGGTGGAGTTACAGCAGGTTGTTTGCGTTGAGTGTACACAGGGTTATACGCATCAGCAGAGTATGGAGATTCTTGCTTTTGCAATGGAGCTTGTGCTTGTGAATCTATCCCTGCAGGTGCACTTGGAGTTACAGCAGTTTTGGTTACAGGTTGTTGTGTTTGGCCATCTTCTCCTAACCACCATTCTTTAACTGGCTCGGCTATATTTTCAGATGCGAAAGCTGCAATACCCTTGGCTACTTTGGCGTTTCCTTCAGCAACTTGCTCATTCATATGCGCAAGTACACCTTTCATTCCTGATTTTTTCTTTATAGCTTCATATTCTTTAAAGGTTTTAGAATCTTCAGGTTGACCTGTCATAGCATCTACCAATTCAGGCAAACTTAAAGTCCCTAAAGTTTTTAACGCAACTGGAGCTAATCCTTTTATAGCTGTCAGACCTTTACCAGTAGCTTTAGGAGAACCTTCTGCTGTAGCACTTTCAGGCCTTTCAACAGTTACCCCCTCACCCGGAATTGTTGCCAATCCTTTTTGCGGACGTATAACCTCTTCCCCCGGAATTGTTGCAAGACCTGTGCCTCTTCTAGTTAAAATTCCTTCATTAGCAGGTGGACGAACAACATCTTCGCCGGGAATAGTTGCTAAACCTTTAGGTTTATTTTTTAAAGTATTGAGAGCTTCATTCTCACTTAAGTTTGGATTAACTGGTTTAGGTTGAATGTGCTCAGGTTCAAGAAGCTCAGTAGCTTTTGGCTTACCATACTTCCTATTCCATTCGTCAATTCTTGATGCTCTAACTTCTGGATCACTTTCAGCAGCTAAATCTTCTAAAGTATAATTAGCAATGTCTTCATAGTATGCAGGATCTCGTAATACATTTGGAGGTGTACCACCTTTAGCAAACGCAACTATCCCCCCTTTAGCAAACTTAGTAGCCAATACTTCTTTGGCAAGCTTACTCATTTCAGGGCTTTCGTTGCTTTGAATAATTTGTTGAAGATGTGATACGTCTAAGTCTTCTAACTTACTGCGCATACTTTCTTCAACAGAGCCACCTTCTAAATAGCCTACAATACCTCCTTTAGCATAGCTGTTGTCCTGAATACGTCCGCCTTCAGCTTTCTTAGCAGTGTACGCTCCATATAGAGACCCTGCTGTACCTAATGCGCCACCTATTTGTTGCATCGCACTTGGTTGAGCCATGTACTGCGTTTCAGTTGTGTTATTGATAGGTGTGCCACGAAGTAAATTAGACATAAAGCCTAATTGCATATAAGGATACTGTTGAGCGTTTTGATAGTTAAGTACAGCTTGATCAATAGCTTGCTGTTGTTGAGCTTGTTGCTGTGCACCAAACTGAGCTTGTGTACCTAGTACACTTGTTTCAGCGCCTAATTGGGCTGTGCCTAAATTACCTAGAGTTGCTGCAGTATTAGCTGCACCTGTAAACCCTTGTTGTGCACCTTGAACACCTGCTAGACCAGCTTGTGAGCCAGCCATACCTTGTTGATACCCTTGAAGAGCTGTGTTAACACCAGTAAGACCTTGACCCAAACCTTGTAGCCCAGTTTGCATAGCCTGATTACCAGCTTGCATACCTTGTAAACCTAGGTTTGCACCAAACTGTTGAGCTTGCTGAGCTTGACCAAATGCCTGATTATACCCTTGCGCAATCATTTCTTGTTGAGCTAAAGCTTGCCCTTGGTTTATTAATCCGCCTTGTAATGCTTCACGACTTCCACCAAATGCTCCAGCTTGTGTTGCTGCACCTTGTTGTTGAGCTTGTTTAATACCATACTGTTGGTTTAATAATTGAAGTTGCGGTGCAAGAGATTGTTGTATGTAAGGGTTCATATAAGCCCCTATTGCCGTAGGGCTAGTTGCTTGCTGAGCATATTGTGCTCCAGCTCCATACCCTTGACCTGCCATACCTGCCGCTTGCATACCTAAGTCAGCACTTTGAGCTCCATAACCAAGACCTCCCATTGCACCTACATTAGCAGCAGTTTGACCATAACCTGCACCTTGAGCACCATAACCTAACGCTTGACCTGCTGTACCTAATTGACCTATACCACTTACACCTGCCATTTGAGTAGCTGGAGCAAATTGACTTGGCGTCTGTAGATTAGCCGCACCCGCTTGCGCTTGTTTTTGTAATGGGCTAAATGGAGCTACATAGTCTGCAGCATTGGTACTATAGGGAACGTATGCTAATTGGGATAAAGGCTCTGCCCTGTTAAGCATATTCTTAACATACGGCATTAACTCCGCAGGTATGGTATTTTGGTTTACTGTCTGCGTAGTTTGACTAGGAGTAGCAGGTGCTCCACCATAAAACCTTGGGCAAATATAAGTAAAAAAGAATTTGTGAAGACTGCTTGGTTTGAATATCATAACGCTAACTCCATAACAATATGTGCGGTGGTGTACCCTAATTTTTGTCTCCATAACCGAGCTATGGATTCTCTGGCGTAACCTTGAATTTTTGTACCACCCATTGTGCGAACCCAGTTCACAAACTCTTGGTTGGTTTCTCTTGAAGCAATAAACTTACCACCTATAGCGGCAACAAAAGCAATTCTAGCTTTTGGTAAATTTAACCATTGTAAACTTATAGCCCCGTGGATTACACCTTCATCATCAGTAGCTACAACAAGTGTATGCTCCCCACGAATAAGGTAGTCTTTAAGATTATCTATAGAATAGTAATCAGATATAGCACTCTTCTCAAATACAGGTGTAAACCAAGGTTCAACAAAAGGCCATACTTGATGTATATAGTTAGGATCTACATGTTGTACTTTTAAACTCATGCACCGACCTCATAACTATTACTTTTTTTTACGTTATCAACAGCTGGTATAATTTGCAAGTTAGAAGGTACATGTAAACCTGAGACCAACATACCTTGTAAAGGTACAATGTGATCTACGTGATATTTAGTATTAAAAACTTTAGATAAGTTGTTGGCAAAAGTATAAATTTGCTTAATGGTTTCTAAATCTTCTTTAGTTGTCCATTTGGGAGTGCGGTTTATTTTTGCAAGCCTACGTTTTATACACAATGCATTTGTAGACCCTCTGTTTTCTAATCTCCATTTGGCTTTACTTATTTTAACCCCCTCGTGATTTGGGTTTTTAAGTCGCCATTCAACAGCTTTTATTTTAGCTTTTTCTCTTCGTAAAGTTTTAATTTCCATAGGCTCAGATGCTCGTGTTTGTTTTGCTTTTAAAGCTATTTCCGGAAGTCGATGTTGTCGTTCTTTTCTTTTACGAGCATTATATGAAGCCCTGTTTTTTTCAACTAACAACCTTTCCATTATTCTTCTACACTCTACACATCTTCCGTCAGAAACGGTTCGTAAAGTATGGCCTCTTAAACAAGGAGTTTCTGGGGTATAAAATTTATACCCATTATTTATAGCCTCTATTCTTGCTTGACTCTTTATCATCCCAACAACTCTTTTCTTGCTTTTGAGTCTACAGCAACTTTGCCTTTTCCAATAGATTTTTTACGTCTAGATTGAATACGGTCTACCATTGCTTGAAGAGCTTTCGCACCTGCTTCAGTAGAACCATTACCTAACTCAGACACAATTCTACTACTAATAACAAACTCACCATCAGCAAGTCTAGCGGGTTGTTTACCACTATCACCTATTTGAGCGGGGATTGAATCACTAACACCATCCCCTGGACCTCTAGTTAAACCAGCAATACCACCATGAGAGTACCCGCCTAAATTATCCCTCATCATACCCCCAGCAGCTGCCATTTGAGTAGGTTGAGGTTGTACAGGTTGTTGTACGGGTTGTATAGGTTGCGCCATTGCAGGTTGTGCGCCCATTATTCCCTGCGGAGCAGGTGTTTGTTGAGGTTGTACAGGCTGTTGAGCTTGTGGTTGTGCTTGTTGAATTTGTTGCATAGCTCTAGCTACAATTGGATTCATTTGGCCTTGTTGCGATGAGTCAGTTACAGATCCACCGAAAGCATAATAATATTGTGGCACGGTAGTCCTTGGAATATCTTGTTGTATATAAGGTATAGGGTCGTAGATACTAGCAGTAGCAGGTGCTTGAGATTGTTGTTTGCTAGAAGTACCTCCCATCATATTCATCGCTGCACCCCCCAACTGCATTGCTATGGCTGGATTGTCCTTAATCAGTTTAACACCTTTGTCCATAATACCAGTTGAAGGGGGTATAATTCCAGACATATCTGATGCTGGTAAATTTGAAAACTGAGACCCGCTAGTTGGTATATTATTAATAGCCGCCCCGCTTGATTGTGGGATGTTAGCTCCTTCAATTAACGGACTAGATTGAGATGCCGCTTGTGCTTGCAAAGGAGTTTTTCCAATACCATTTATTTCTTGAGCACCTGATGAGCTTATACTTTCCGGCATCATGGAACCAGCAGCAGCTCCTGTCACCCCACCTATAAGAGCTCCTTTTAAAGGGTCTTCTCCACCAGCAGCAGATCCTGCCGCTCCCCCTGCCGCACCACCAATAGCTCCAGAAGCCGTAGCCCCTGCTCCTGCTGCACTAGCAACTCCACCAACAGCGCCTCCAGCAAGACCTGTGACACCTCCCATTAGAGCACCTTTACCAACATCCCCACCTGTTAGTGCAGAGGTACCTGCGCCCAATGCTGCACCCGCTAGACCTCCACCGATAGCTGTTCCAGCAATAGAACCAACTGTTCCAGCTACGCCAGCTGCCCCTGCTGATAAGCCTCCAACCCCAAGTGCTGTAGCAGCTGCCCCAGCTACTGAAGTTGCGATTGTAGAACCTATCGCAGCGGCTGATGCAAAAAATGTCATGGTAAATCTCCTAACAGCAGTTGCTGTTGATATTCTTCAAAGGTAGCAGAGACGAGTTCTTTTTCAATGGCTTCAATCTCTATGTTATCTGTTCTATGTACGGTGATAAAAATTACATCTGTTTCTGCATACCCTAAGCGTTTAACACCCGGTTTGTCTACCATGATGTGGCCTTCAGAAATAATGTAAGATTCAGTTCCGTTAGTGATTCTTATTCTGCCTTTAGCTAAAATAGCAATGCTTTCAAAATTGTGTATCTTCCCTGTCAATATAGTCCCTGCAGGTATAAACATACTCCTTGCATAAACACCATCTATTTGATAATGCTCTATGGGTAACTCTACTTGCGGCATTTGCAGTAGTTCTTGTTCAATGCGCAGTATTTCAGGCATCGTTCCAAGTTCAGCTAAGTTACTCATTATAACCCTTATGTATTGTTTCTAGTTACTCATTATAACGCTTATGTATTGTTTTTACAGAGTTTATCATTAATAAAGTGCAGATACGAATGTTGATGTTAAAATAATTGAAGGCGATGCAGGGTGAGCTGGAGATACACCCGGAGGATATGTTGCAGCAACAGTATTACCTGAATCAGAGCTCATCATTAACTGCACATAATCTCCTGCGTTTATAGGTATAACAAGGTTCCATGAAACAATCGCAGCGCCAGCAACACCTGCATGAATAGTTGGTATACTAATGATCCCAGCACTATTAGGTATGTCCACACCGTTTTGTTTAAACCACATTGTTACATTATCAATCGTATTAGAAAAAGATATCAACTGAGCACTAAACTGTATGTTGTAATACCCCGGAAATTCGTAAACTACTTTTGTATTATCTAGAGGGTCTATGGTAACTTGATTACTAACATCGATAGATGTCATGGCCACCGTCAATGGAGTTGTCGGCGAGGGTACTGGTTGTGCCTCTGATACATATGCACCAGCCGTATGGGACGTGTTAGTCGAACCATATACGCCACGAGTAATACCTGTAAATGTTGTTGGTGTTTTTCCTGTATAACCAACTAACTCAGTTCCAATTATTAACGCCCCTGCTGATAAAAACAACGCAGTGCTTGTTACTTGAATATCAGCTGTAGAGACATTGCTCATGTTTGCAGTTAGCGTGGTAACACCGTTCTGATGAAAGGCCCCATTAGGGAACCTTAGGTATGCTCCGCCTACATTGCCGCTTAGAGAAGCAAGTGCATTGTCTATCTGATTAAAATAAAGCCGCAAGATATTGTTCAACATATCCGCATACTGCTTACTATACTCAGGTGGAGCAATAGATAAGTTAGGGGCTTTAGATGTAACTAGAGGAGCTATAACTGTCATAAAAGGCCTTTAAAATCAATAACTTAACTCAGCGCCTGCCATCAGGACGACGGTCAAAACGAGGATTACCTAGCTGCCAAGCAACACCTAATGAATCAGACTCAATTCTAAAGCTCATCTGTCTACCGCGTAGCCTTGTGTAAACCTGTCCTGTAAATTGTTGTACTACGTACACGCTTGAGTTAGGTGGGTAAGGAGGAGCATAATTATCTGAGCTTGTTACCACAGGCGCATCTGCTGTACCATATGGTGCACCGGAATTTTGTCTAGGAACTATAGTAATAGTCACATGGGGATTATTAACAGCCGATCCGTTAAAGTTTACGTCAGGGAGCATACGCCATACAAAACCAAAGCTTTGACCATCTTCAATATCAAAGTCGGAAGACTGCACATAAGCGGCAATAGGCTCAGTGGTAAGCCCTGCATTATCATCTACAGAAGACTCGTGATAAAGCATACGGTTATTATAATCTGCAGCCATAGGGTATGGGCGTATACCTGAATCTAACCACGCAGACCGAGCCATAGTGCCTGAATACCACACATTGTCTAAGTAGTTATAAATTACATAGCGATCAACTACAGTTGTATCTTCGGAGCAATAAAACCACCACACTTCGTTATAGCCTGAGTTACCTCCAGCAAATACCTGATAGCCTTGAGCTGAGTTAAGGTCTTCAAACACATACTGCTTTAGTGTACAGTTAAGAGTTTGTACTGTACCGTTATAGACATAAAACTTATCAAGCCCCATCCAGTACGTAGCGTTGTTTACAGTAATAGCTGCGTTAGGAGATATAATAGAGATGTTATCCATTAACACATCAAACTTATACACATATGGAGGACCTAAATACTGCATAGTATAAAGACAGGAGTCTGTCCAAATTAAGTTCTCTTGCCGAGTCACTTCTGCTGCGACAATATATGACCCATGTGTAAGTCTAAACTCACCAGATTGGTTAGTAATAGTAGGCACCCAATCATAAGGGAGAGCTTGATCTGACCAACGTACAAGCATAGGATCAAACGCAGTTACTGGAGAAGCAGGGTACGGTGCATAAGAATTTGCGCCAAAAGCTATAACAAACCGTTGTAAAGCTGAAGCAAGGATTTGATTAGTAGCAATAGGAACATATGAGCCGTAGGGCACTGTGTAACCGCTTTCAGAGGTATTACCCAAAGCTGCTGTAGATAAATCAGATAAAAGCTGTGCTCTAGTCCCAACTCCTGTTATATCCTGCCAATAATATATAGCCCCACCACGAGGTGCAATAACAAGGTCTTGTCCATAGTTATCATTAGACCAAAGACGTAACTGTTCACCTATACCTGTAATGTATGCAGAGCCCCAACCATGTGCAATTTCAGAGTTTTTAGAGACAACAACTGTACCACCCGATGCTGCTGTAGAAGATGTAGTATAAGTTAGAGAACCTATTACAGTAGATATAGTGTAAGTGTTTAAACCTGTGACAGTTACTTGAAAAGCTTTTTGCAGAACAAGATTTAATATTCCACACGCATTAGAAGCAATACTATTAAAGTATACGTAATCTCCGGTAGTTAAGCCGTGAGCTGTTTGAGTAACTGTTAGTACAGATATGCCCGTACCTGTAGCAGTAAATGGATTTGTAAGTGTAGTAGATACATAAGGAGCATAAGGTCCTGCACCCCAACCAGTACCTATAACATATACATCTAAACCTGTTAAGATTTGAAACACTGCGGTTATAGCTGTGCCACCACCTGTTGCTACACTTGTAGCACTTGTACTTACAACAAAACTAAAGGTATTAGAATCAATAAAGGTTATCTGATGTTCGCCGTTTAATTCAGATGCAGGTATGCCGCCTACAGCAGTAGCTCCAGAAAACGTAACAAAATCATTTTGTGTTGCGCCATGCGCAATAATAGTTACTCTAACTACATTAGCCGTTCCTACAGTTGTGTTTGTAGTAAAGCAATTGTTAGTAGCTGGAGAAGTAAACGTAGCTCTAATAGGGGTGATATCATTATAGTCGCCACCACGTTCCACGTAGTATTTAAGGTTAGTACCTACGCCCAAATAGTTAGAGCCATCAAAGTCAATCCAGTTCCATAAAGACCTTGCAACACCTTGGTAAGTAGAGTTGGAAAGCCTTGACCATCCGCCTATTTTTTCAGGGTTGCCAGAACGAAAGCGTATCTTATCACCATCGTACCAACCGCCTTCGTTAGAATAATTAGTTCCCTCTCTATTAAGTCCGGCTCGTAGTGCTAATTTCTGTAATGGCATAACCTGTCCTTATAATTCAATGACTTATCAAATATAATATTAAATACTTTATATATTAGGTCTTTTATTTTGTTTGTGTTATAGTAGCTTTTTCTACTTAATTGAAGGTGGTTGCTATGATAACTTATGTATATATTTGGAAAGACACAAACCGAGTTCCATTTTACGTTGGGTGTACGACTTCTACAAGAAGATTTAAACCCGGCGCAGTTAGAACTACTGGGAGGACACAGGCGTGTAGAGCTAAGGTAGAGCAAATTGGGGCAACCAATGTTATTGTGGAACTTCATACATGCACCTCTATTGAAGCAGCTATAGAGTTGGAAAGACACTTTATAGAACTATATGGTAGATTGCGTATAGGTACGGGCACATTGGTTAATGTTACTGCTGGCGGAGAGCACCAAACAGAAGCCGCTAGAAAAAAGATGAGTATAAAATCACTACAGTACCAAGAAAAAATAAATCCCGGCCATACTCCAAAACCACCAAAGAAAACAAAAGAGGAAATAGCAGCAATTAGAAGTGCAAATATGAAGTCTTTAAACGCCAATGTAGATTTTACAGAACAGCGATTGGTGGCAATTAGTTCACCAGAAACACGAGAGAAAATAAGTCTCGGTGTATACGCGTCTATGGAGCAACGACTAGCAACTATGCAAACACCAGAAGTGCAAGCAAAGCTACGTAAACCTAAATCAGCAGAGCACAACAAGAAAGTCTCCGATGCTAAAAAACTTTGGTGGGCTAATAAAAAAGCGGGACTGTAATGGCATAGTCTATCCTATCAATGTTTTAGCTGTTATATCAACAGCATTAGTACGTGCTAACCAACCCTTACCGTATATAGGAAACGAGGGAAGACCTCTATAAAATGCTTCTTTAGCTTGTGTGTACTTATTAATAAGTTCTTTACCGCTTGCAGCTTTCACTGCTTGTAATGTCTTTGGACCTATAGCACCATCCGCTGTTACGCCTACGGCTGTTTGTAGTGTTTTTATCGCACGTCCGGCCCCTGCATTGATAGCAAAATCAAAAGCAAGATAGTCAATACCACTGGGTAGATCATCGCCATATACAGCATCCCAATATTTGTGTTTATAAAATGGAGCAACCTTTTCAGGTGTTAAAGCTTTCATATCAGCTGTGCTGACTTTGTGCCCTACATAAGCTTCCCACACTGCTTGAGTTACACCTAGATTAGTACAGCCTTTTCTACCGTCAGGTAACTTATTACCATTGTCTCTAGGGTCATCTTGAAACCCTCCTTCACTTTTAAGAATATGGTCTAAAGCTGATTTATAATTAGTTTCCATCAAGATCACAAAATATCTGTAGGCTTTCTCTTAAAGGAGCCTGTAAGTTAGACATATTAGTTGTATGCCATACGGGGGGTTCAAAACATATAGATTTATTATACTCAGGGTAAACTGTTATAAACTGCTTGCCAGTATCCTCATAAACAAATGCTCCTCCCCAATTCATGTCCCACTGTTTGTTTAGGTATACAGTCATGGCAAAAGTATGTGGATTATCATTATGCCATTGAATAAAACTAAACCGACCCCCTAGTACATACATTGCAGTTAAAGGGCCGTAATCATCTATGTTAGGTATATGTTTTTTAACTTCAGCTTTAACCTCAGCCAATAACTCATCTTTTAAATCGTATAGTAAAATAGCACCACTTGTCCCTATCAAATCTGGGTTCCAAGATGTTAAATTTGTTCTTACATTTTTCTGAGTATAGGAATATGTTTTAATCTTATCCATTAACTCTATAGGCAACATGTTGTGTATAGTTTTTAACTTGGGACTCATCATTTGAACCATGTTATTATAGAGTATCGAGTACCGCTGATGATGGGCATAACTTCGTGTGGGTACATATAATTTGAAGGGAACATTATTACATCACCTTTAGATAAACTATATTTAATACGTCTGTCAAAGAATGCAAACTCACCACCTGTGTAATCATCATTAAGCAACATAGAGCATGATACCGTTCTAGTAATCTTAGAGAAAGAATCTATATGGGACAAACAATAACCACCTGTGTGATATTTTAATAAGTCATACCCACTGTCTTCACTTGTATTACAATTTGGAAATATCTCTTTATATTTTGTAATACACTCTGCAGCCACTGCAAACAATTCGTTATCTATCTCCTGCCGTACAAAAGCTTTGTGAAGATTATTCCTATGCGAAGTATATAATATACTACAGTTCCTAGCATCATTGGACGGATATGTTTTTATGTTTGGGTAACCTGCATTCGGAAGTTCCCAATCGTTAGAGTCTTTATATGTACTAACAATCTTCTCACATAAGTCTTTACATACCGCATCTTTAATAACAACAATATAATCTTCTAAAAATTTAGTTTCCATCTAATAAATTTTGTTGAACTTGCGCTAACAGTATTTGCTGACTTGTTTGATTTGCCGAGGTCATTTCATTTCTAAAAGACTCAACCGCTGCGCTAGTAGATCTTTGTTGCATCGAGTTCTCAACCAATAAAGTTGGAACCCACCGCATAGCACAACCTTCCTCGTCTACTCGCTCACCTGTATTTGGGTTAGTTCCGGCAAGTTTAATAAACCATGCGCACTTGTGTATCGCCCCATCTTTAATTTCTGTACAAGTAGACCCTAAAGGACATGTGAGAATTGTTTTAATTTCCATTTAATCAGCCTGATATAGGTACTAATTGCTCTTTAGTGATATGGCTTTCATCTGCATCTACAACATCCCATGTTGTGCCGTTCCATTTTGCTTCTTTACCTTTAGGTATATTTGCAGGAGGTGCAACTAAAGTGCTATTTGGCGGAAGATGGATATCATGATCTTTGTGTTTAGGAAACTGATATTCACCTACAAAATGTTTATTAGCCCCATACTGGTATGTTTTAACTAAAACTTCCATAAATACTCCTTAAGATTTATAACACATAATATTTGATAAATAACGAGGTGTCCAGTTTGTCTGACTAGAGCCCCCATCTGTACTACCTGAGTGAGAATGGTCATTAGACGTACCACCTGTGTATATCCCTGTAGCTGCTGCAGCAGTGCTGTGGGTTCCGTTCCATTCTTGAAATGATGTTGTACCTGATGGGGAACCCCGTATAACTTGTACACCCGGATCACTGTGCGAATGTCCAGGATCCCCTATACCATGTGAGTGGTTAGCAGATTGTCCACCCGTAGAGAAACCATGAGTATGGTAAGGAACCACATTCATTGTTAACGGACTTTGCACACCGCCAGATCCACCACCTGCTCCTGACACTATGTAAAGCATAAAATCGTTAAGATCGGTTCGTTGCACCCAGCCAGTTGGTGCTGCCGCTTGAAAAAAGTTTGTTGTTGTACCAGCTGGCATTTGATTCCAAGTGCCGTTTAAGTTAGAGGCTGTAGTAGCGTTACCTGCTGTTAAGCTTGCGGCTGTGCCTGTTATGTTCGTACCAACAAGTGTAGTGGGTGTACCTAAGTTTGGAGTAACTAAAGTAGGACTTGTTGCAAATACTGCAGCGCCTGACCCTGTTTCATCACTTACAGCAGTGGCTAATTGCGCAGAAGTAATAGGACCAAATGATATAGTATTTGTAGCTCCTACAACACCAACCGAGATACCAGTTCCAGCAGCTACTAAAGTTTGTGTTAAAGCTAAATTAAAGTTAGTGCCATCGCAGTACACAGAACTTGTAACACCATTAGGTATGGATACACTTGATCCACTAGGCGCTCTAATATTGATAGCAAAGCCGCCAGTTGTGTTGTTTTTTATGGTATAAACTTTAGGCGTTAAAGGTGCGATAATGTCTCTAACTGCAGCGTTAGTACCACTAACAACTAGAACTGCTTTACGGGCTTCGTCTGATACACCGTTGTAATTAGATAGAGTGTAGTTTGCATCAGTCATTGTTATAGCTTGAACACCTGCTATAGACTGCTCTAAAAGAGTACCGAGGTTGTTGTTTGTAGTGGTGCCCCACACACCAGACTGTTCACCAGAACCGGGAAGCTCTATGCGTAATGAGGGAGAATAAGAACTTGGCATAAAAGTTATCCTTTATTTAATGGTTATACAACCCACGGTAATGGTTGTGGTGTTGGAATTACACTAGGGTTTAATGTGCTTGTTATTTGGCTTTGTATAGAGGCTTCGGCATTAGTAACACCTGCTACACCTAATGTAGCCTGAACCCAACCTATGACCTCATCTTCAGTTAAATCTTTATAAGGGGTATAGCCTTGCCCTTGTGTCAATGTAAATTGAGAACTGCTATTTAATGACCCTTGCACACCTAGCTCATCTTTACCTACTAGGGTCCATTGCGCCAACACAACTACGTCCAGTTTGTTATCAACTTTAGGTACTGTTGAAAGGCTTGTTATAGACCATATATAAGTTATCATTATACACCAAACATTAATCTTTTAACATCATACCAAGTCCACCAGCTACACCACTAGCAAGTAACAGCAGTTGGTCTATAGGTTTGCCCATAAAAATCAAGATCGCACCTGTAATAGCTGTAGCTACCCAAATAAGCCCACGTTTTGTTGATGCTTCCGTCCAATCAAATTTCATCTATATACCTTCTATATTATTGGTTATCATCTATTTGCACCCAGTTAGGGTTTTGGTCATCAGAAATACTGTTCCAAGACTGTGTTTGATTGTTATTAATTGCAGTCCATATACTGTTTTGGTTGTCATCAATTTTTATCCAACCTGTTGTATACCCATTATCTAGTAAAAATACAACTTCATCAATAGTGGATCTAAATTGAGCAGTTACAGCATCTATATCATTGCTTCTTAACGCTTCTTCAACTGATTGTACAAATCCTGCAATAATAGTCCTAGCGTCGTCTGATGAAAAGTTTTCTACTATAGTAAAGAAAAGCGCACTACCGATAAGTATTACATCATTGGCAGATATGTTTTCAGCAATGCTTGATGAAAATTGAGCTAATATTGTTCTTTGATCTTCTACAGTTATAGGCTCTGAAACAGACTGTGCGAATTGAGCTAAGATTGTAGGTGTGTCGTTTACGGTTATAGGCTCTGAAATAGACTGGTACATCTGTGCCAACATGGTTCGCACATCATCTATAGTAAAAGGCTCTACACGAGTCTGCAAGGCAGCAAAGTAAGGAACTAAAATGTCATTTGCTGTAATAGCTTCAGTTGGACTTTGCGCAAACCCTGCTCTAATTGTCGGTGTATCGGCTAACGATACATTCTCTGCGAGTGTTTGGCCAAAAGTACTTAATTGAGTACTAGAATCTGCACTGGATATGGTCTCAACAATACCTCCGAAATACAACCCTGCATCAGAGTTGTTATCAGTCATAAGGACATTTTCAGCACGTGACAATAAAAACGCAGAAAGCTGACTATTAGAATCTGCTGAGTTGATATTTTCAGCCACAGTAAAACTATACGCACTACTAGATAACGTAGAGAAAGGCGTCTTTGAGAATGGAGCTATACCAAACATCAGCCCTTCAACTGCTCATCAGTGGGTTTAGGAAGCTCATGATTCCACTCTTTTATATAATCACCATTACCATCACTGTCATTCTGTAAACGTATGGTTGTCATGAAGTCATCTTGAGTTAGCTCAGGATAAAGTGCCATTATCTTTTCGTATAAGTTCATGTTATGCACTCCTTACTAAACAAGCATCAAACCATGTTCCACCACCTGGGGAAATAATTGCTGTTGTTGCAATAATATATCCATAACACTCAATATAATCTGTTGAGCCATTCATATAAACAATAGAGCTACATACGCTAGTAAAAGAACTTCCTGCAACTGTTCCAAGATTTCCTCCATATCTATAACCAGAACCATTTTTATATATGCTTGGTAAAACTCTAGTTGCTGCGGTAGATGCTCCTGCATCAATAGAACAACTTACTTGATAATACCCAGCTACAGTTGGAGTGAATCTATATGTTGAGGTATTGTAATTTGAATTTGTATCCCATTCTTCTGTATTAAAATTTACTTTAGTAAACGTAGAACTTGTAATTGTTTGTGTCACACTCTGATAAGCACTAAACGCTGGGCCATTCACCATCACCGTCCCTGTTTGCGCTGGCAAAGTTAAGACCGTGCTCCCTGCAACCGCTGGTGCTTGGAGTGTACAAGTTCCGCTGGTATCTCCTGCTATAACTACACTACTCATAACTGTGATGCTCCTATAAACATTTGATCTATTTCTTCGTCTGACTTGCCTAAAATTTTAAGTACGTCATTAACTAGATAATTATTACGCTCAACAACCGTTGAGTATTCCCACCATATTTTATACTCAGGTGTAGATAAAGCAGCTTCAACATCATCAAGCAAACCATCAGCTAAAAGTGCTAACCTTGCTTGTCGCATTGATATGTCAGGTATGATTACAGGTGGTATGTCAGCAGGTTCAGGTGTGTTGCCTTCGTCAAGCCAGATTAGGTATTGTGCATAGTCTGTGTTAGCTGGATCGTTAGGGATACAAGCGTTATCTTCTATGCGGATTATTGATGTGTTGTTAGTTAGTTTATACATTTTTATAGCTCCGCAGAAAGAGATGTATAAAATTCATACCAAACATAAGCTGAAAGAGTATTTGATTGAATTATGATGCTATCTGTTGTTGTGCTTACACCTCCAGCATTAAAAGCAATATTGTTTCCTGAACTTGTAGTTAATTTATTTACATTACCAACAAAATCTACTACTAACACTGTTGGTGCAGACCTCATAAAAACAGGAAGAAGCCATGTCATATCTTGACTTGATGTTGAACAACCAGCATGATACCTGCGAGATGCTTGATAATATCGCTGACACAAAGCCAACTCAGTGCCATACGCACGTTGGTCAAAAGATGTTGCTACTGCTCCAAGTTCTAACTGAGGCTTGCTTAATGTGCCAGTATTAAACTCAACACTCATTGTTGAACCAGCAGTTTGACCTGTAATAACAATAGGACTAGCTGCATAAGAACCAGCAGGAGTAGCACTATTAACAGCGTATCGAGCTTGCGCTGTGCCTTCCCAAGACAATACATAACTTGTACCACTGACGTTCTTATCTTCAACAACTTGAATTAAAGACTTACCAGAAGCGATTGTAATCTGAGTATTTGACGCTAATTGAGTAAATGAATAATCACCGCCTGATGCACCAGCTTTCCATCTATCATGCCCATAAACACCTGATGCTAATGTAGCAGCAGAAACATAAGCCCGTTGATTGATAGTAAACCCTGCATCAATCAATAAATTCTTGTATGCAAAGTTGTTAGGTGTATTAATGCCACTTGTTCCATCTAGTGTGATAGCCATTATTTAGCCTCCAGTGCTTCTATGCGAGCGTTTTGCGTGTCGATGATGGCTTTGAGTTCTTGGATTGCTTTGACTAAATAAGGGATCATATCTGAGTAACGTACAGATAGATAATCTGTTGGATCTTTTTTCTTTTGTGTAACATCAATAACTTCATCAAATTTTCCAACAAGACTCTGAGCAGAAACACCTATACGAATACGATCTTCATCGGTATCAATATCTTTTAAATGGTAATTTATACACTCAATTCCTGCTATGTCTGACAATACAGCTCTTAGCGGCATGACATTTGTTTTTAAACGTATGTCTGAGTATGCTCCCCAAGCTGTTGCACCACTTGCTAAACTGACTCCAGCTCCACTATTGTTTATTATTCTTATTGTTGGAGCAGCGCCAGCAAGAACGTCCATTGTCCAAAATGCTGTTCCATCAGTACCCCTTGCCCAAGCCATTTCTCCACCCTCTGCACCAGCACTTTGGGTTTTAGCTGCAAGAAACAATGCTCTTCCATCTACTACTAAATTTAATAACCCATTAGATGTTACTGTAGTATTAATCCCCACGTTGCCTGAGGAGTCGATGCGCATGCGTTCTGTGCCAGAGGTATATAACTTTGTTGCTGTTGCTTCTTGGTTGTTAATAATTACATCATTAGATGTATCATATCCAAATAAAACACCATCTGTTGCAGTAGTTCCAGTAGAGTTATTAGTTATTTGTAATTGACCACTATTTGTTGAACCATATTGAATTTGTAATTGTTTATTTGGACTACTCGTCCCAATCCCCACGTTTTGCGAGGCATCTATAGTTAGTGCGGTTGTGCCACCTGTTTGAAGGGCTAAGACACCTGAAGCATCGCCTGAAGCATCGATACCACCTACGCCTGTTGTTTTTGCATTTATTGTAGAAGCCATACTATAAAATCATCCATCGTGAGCCTGAAGGAATTGTAACCACTGCACCAGAAGCCACAGTCATAGGTCCGGTCGCTGTAGCGTTATATCCAGTGGGTATTGTGTATGAAGTAGAAACTGTTTTGTTGTTTAATACTAGCCCATTTGAGGCTAATAACTCTGGAGCTGTTACAGTAGTACTTGCGCCTATAGCCCCTGTTACTTCAAGTTTATATGTGCCTGACGGTGTATTACCAAGTCCCACGTTGCCTGAAGCATCTTTATATATCTGATTTGTACCTATGGCGATTACGCCTGTACCGCCCGTGAGTGTGCCTGTGTAAGATATGTTGGCTGCGTTTAATGTTCCTGTGAATGTAGGTCCCGCACTTAATACATTGCTTCCAGTTCCAGTGCTTGTAGTGACACCTGTTCCTCCTGCTAACACAGGTAGAGTACCTGCAGCTAAAGCTGATGCTGATGTTGAATATATAGCGTTATTGGCTGTGGTAAATGTTGTTAATCCTGTACCACCATAAGTAGTACCAATAGTTGTACCATTCCAAGCGCCATTGGTAATAAGAGTTGAACCGCCTAAATTTAAACTGTTAGTTCCCCAGTTAACTTCCGCTGGGATCATACCAAATCTACCCCATTCACCACCGACAGTACCGTTAGCTTCAAGAAATACTGTTGAGTACCCACCAGCAGCGACTACATCTACAGTGGCTCCAGCATTATCAGTAACAGTTAAATTGCCAGTAGAGTCATTATCAAATACCCAAGTAGAACCCGTGGGCAATAAAGTGGCATCGGGGAGTTTGTATGTTTGAGTTGTAGTGCCTGTAAGAACTTGAAAATGAGACGAAGCTGCTGTTAAAGTTGTAATTGTCGCACTTGAAACTGTTTTAGCCAGCTCTTGAGTAACGCTATTAACAACTATATTCTCGTCAGCATCACGTAATACAACAGAGTTTGCCCCCGTAGACGTAGTAACGCCTGTACCACCATATGCAACGCCAACAGTAGATCCTTGCCAAGTTCCAGAAGCAATAGTGCCTAATGCGCTTACGTTTCCAGAAGCATCAAGATTTACAGACTTAGTTGCAGGGTAGCTTACAAATAAATTGACACCTCCGGGAAAGGTAACAGCACTACCAGCATTACTAGACGCTGAGATCGTTGTACGGGCTACTAAGTTTCCAGCAGTTGCGTAAGTACCTAAACCACATTCCCAATTTCCAACAGTATCTGCGGCTGTATAATAGGTTGTATTAGCATTGCCTATAGCAGTGCCAAATGTTTGAAACCCTGTAACAGCCCCATTGCATGTAAAACTTACCGTTGTATTAGGAGTCGCTGTTTCCTGAACGCGATCTTTTAGGACTAAAGCCATTTAAGACCCCTTATATCTAACTGGTACAAGTAGTTGAATAAGTAACGCTGACTGTATCGCCAACAGTTGTAATCTTAGCTGTAGCAAATGCACCTGCGCTATATAAAGTACCTGCAGTGCTAGATTGAGTACTTACTGCACCAGAACCTGTAACCAAGAAGCAGCCAGCCACTGTACCACCAGCACCTGTAATAGTGTACGTAATAGCTGTAGCCAATGAAGTAGTCACGTTAGCTGGGCTCAAACCTGTTGAAGAAGCTGCACCAAATACTGCTGTACCTCTAACTGCTGAACCGCCAACTGTATAGTTAGTAAACTCAGTCCAACCTGCATGTGATGTCATAGTATCAGCAGCAAGAAAAGTAGGTGAGCTATTAATAAGACCAAGAAAAGGCCCTACAGTAGTGTATGTAGTAGTTGTACGTAATAGAGTATTTAATAGTAACTCTTTACCAATAGAGTTAACCAAGTTAGGAAATGACTCTTCCCATTTTAAATTACCATCTTTATCACGGCATTCAACATGATAGTATCCTTCAATACCTACAGACTCGCCATTGACCGCATTAGCTTGGTAACTAATCTCTGATACATCGCCAAAACCCTGAATTTCTTTAAGCATGATAGCTCCTAATTTGTTTTATGTTATACCCTAAGAATTTCTAATCACAGCAGTTGTTGCTGTAGCGGGTGGAAAAGTTACTGTAAATGTACCTGATGCAGTCTTATCAGAACCAAAGTCTAAAACAGCTACAGCAGCATTAGTTGTACTATTATATATCAAAGCACCACGGCATAGAAAATTAGATGTAAGCCATGAGATATTATCAAAAGATACATATGCTGTAGAACCTGAACTTGCAGGAGGTATAATAGTTAATACCTTTCCTCCAGCTGTATAGCCTGCACCTACAACTTCATTACCTGTAGTATATACCAATGTGTCTGCATTAAGATTTGCATTAGCCGTGTATAAGGCTATTTTATATACATAGGGTGTACCTACAGCAAAGTTTTCTAGACCTTTGTATTGGTTTAATTTGAATACGGTGCATTGTCCTTGAACTATCATAAAGACACCTCAAATTTATTACCTTTTACTATATTTTCAATAGCAGGTATGACTTGCATATTAAAAGGCGTATGCAATCCACTAACAAGTTCACCTTGTAAAGGTATAATATGATCTACATGCCACTTTACACCTGTCAACTTTGTACGCAATAAGGCTAACGCATGTATTTCTCGGAGCATCCATTTGTCTGTTTCAGTAGTCCAAGAAGGGATCCTTTGTAGTTTACAAGCTCGTCTTTTAGCAGTTAGAGAATTTATATTATCTATATTTTTTAATTTGGTTCGCTTAGTAGTAATGGCAACTTTGTCCTTATTGTTTTCTCGCCATATTGCTTGAGTTGCCTGTATTTTTTTTCTATTCTTTTCTCGATATACCTTATCGCTTTTTACCTTATGTTCTTTTTCTTTTAACCCCATCTGTATAGCTAATTTTTTATCTTCATAATAACATTGATTGCATTTAGATAACCTATGTTGCGATTTAGATTTTTTCATAAGCCTAAATAATTCATCAGGTTTTTCCACAAAGCATTGTCTACATATTTTCATAGGGTATTATATTGTAGTTTAGTTTGATTGTTTCTATACGAGTCGCCTTTCTCCAGTCCGTCACCTAAACGTTTCAACTGCGCTAAGGCTTCTTGATACTTTTGCTCATAATACCCGACCATATCTGCTTCGCCTTTCATAAAGATCATAGCTTCACGCATAGCACCGTAGAACAATACAGGATCATAGTTATCACCTAACCAGCTAGTACCAGATGCTGATGTACTTATAGACTCAGGCATATAGTAATAATGTAATTCTACAGTATAGTTATCGTCAGGTGTTGGAACTAACATTAATGAAAGCTCTGTAGGGTAAGTTAACTGTGGGCCAAATATTGCGTAGTACTTAGGTAGGCCTGTAGCACTTGGATTAGGATATGCCTCACGAATAAAACTTACATCTTTATCAATAAGATAATTATACGAACCTGAAGCATTGATTGCCGCAAGTGAGTACACAGCCATAAAGTCATTAGGGCAAGACAGATAAGGATTACTACTTGTTACATTACCTGTTACGTTTTTTCTAAGTACTGGAATCTGTACACTGTTGTATATACGGAGTTCTGCCTCTTGCACAAACAAGGGAATATTAGAGACAAACAGTTGCTCAGTATTCTCAGAATACGCTTGTATAGCTTGAACTAACGCAGCATAATTCATTGCTTATGCCATTGGACCGCGAGCTTGAGTGCCTTTTGTAGCAGCACCTGTGCCTCGTATTTTAATCCCAGAGGTTTTTACATCTTTTACAGGAGTTCCTGCACTGGGTACATCAGGTACTTTTACTGGTTTAATTTGTGGATATTTGTCAGATAAAATGCTCATATTAATCTCTATGTTGTAGTTACTGAACTAACTTGCCCTATTGCAACTAAGGCATTAGGGGTTAAAACTGCGTCAAACTGTGAAGCTCCACCTACTGGCGCCCAGCCCCATTCGAATATTCTAGACCCACCAGAAGGTAGGTTGTTTATGTCTAGCCCAGATACTTGATAACTTGTATCCCTACGTGGATTACGTAAAGCCTGTGGATCACTAATTGGGTACATACCTAACTGCAACTGCGGCTGATCTGGGGACCAACAAGTAGCACAAGCAAGGATGTTTGTAATCTTAGTCTTTATAGTTAATGGGCGCAATGTTTTAAGCAAATACTCCATACCACAAACATCGCAGGTTCCTAATGCTATTTTACCTAAAGCATACTTAGAGCTCATATGTATTTCCCTTTTTTATATTTTCAATAGCAGGTATGACTTGCATATTAAAAGGGGTATGTAACCCACTAACAAGTTCACCCTGCAAAGGGATTATATGATCTACATGCCATTTTACACCTGTTAATTTTGTACGTAGTGTGGCTAACTCATATATCTCTTTCATCATCCATACATCTAATTCTGAAGTCCATTTTGGAGTGCGATTAATTTTATTTACTTTTCGCATTTTTGATAGGGCGTTTACTTTACCTTTGTTATTTTCCCTGTATTCTTTTTTTGTAGCCAAATGTTTAACTACATTTTTTAAATAGTTTGCTCTTTTTTGAGCTTTAACTTTTTCAGCATTATCTATATTATACTGCTTTTTTTGAGCTAGTATTTTATCCTTTTTAGTAGCATAATTTTCTTTATGGTACTCACTGCTATTAGGACGTTTAGTTGCATTATAATCTCTATAATACTTTAATTGTTCTTCTCTGGTCATCGGCTAAATGACATCCTAGGTACAACTCTTAACGGCGCTTTTTCACGATCCTCTTGCGCTGCCAAATCAAATTGCTCATCGTAAACCATCTTTAACGCCTGCGCCCTTTGTATATCGACACCCGGCAGTTTCATAGATAAGTAATACGCCAAACCTGCAATAAGTGCGGGTAAAAACCTAAACGGTATATCTTGTGTATTAACACCATCGCCAGCATCTTGCATTCTTCTTAACCGCCAGTATACAAACGTATATTGAGAGTCTGGTGCTTGTGGCGTAGGCCATACATTAATAGTTGGACTTGCTACACCTGTAGGAGTTGTTGCTCCTGATTGTCTATTTATCCAAACTTGGATAGGTCTACCTAACGCATTCTTATTAGGGATTGTCGCATAGGTAGACTCTGAAATTCTTGATATAGTTATATCGGATTGATTTTGACCTGAACCTGTGCGTATAACTTGGTCTAATAGGTCAATAGTATCAACAGGCAGTGTGTATGTTGCTACCCCTGTGCTAAGAACAATTTGTCCTTGCTCTACAGTCCAAAGATTTATACCTTTTGATGCCCATTCTATCAACAGTAGATTGAGAGACCGTCTGGCTGTTTTAAAATCGTAGCCCGATCTCAATTCTGAACCGCATCTTTCAAAAGCGTCCTCGATAATTTCACTAAGGTCAAGATTAAATAGTGCGGTTCCAGTAGTGGTCATTTTTTAGCTCTTTTGTTTTTGGTAAGAGGAGGGAAGCTTTTTATCACTCCCCCTTTCTTGTACTCATCTACAGAATTAGGATCATCCTTACGAATGATCTTTTTACCTTTAGGCATTTTGCTTGGGTTAATATCGCCCATACCCCGTGAAGCTTTCATTAGACAAAACGACCACGAGTTTTACCACGTTGAGCACAGCCATCAGCTCTAGATGAAGCTGAAGACTTAACAGAGCCGCCTGATTTATAACACGAAGTTTTAGTTTTAGCTTTAACAGATCCGCCTTTTTTCATACCTTCATTATCTTTAAAAGCGCCTTTTTTTGCAAAATAGTCTCTATTTGCGTCAATTCGTTTTTGTCTATCAGCATCTTCAGTATTTGGAACCAATGCTTTAGTTATGCGTCTAGCTTGTTCTGCATCACTTAAATTAGTATCATACTTAGGTGTTGATTTTTTAGCAGGAACTAATGCTTTAGTTATGCGTCTAGCTTGTTCTGCATCACTTAAATTAGTATCATACTTAGGTGTTGATTTTTTAGAAGCTGCTACAGATTCGCCAGCAAGGATATCATTCTCTTCATCAGATACAGTGGGCATATCTTCCCATTTAATCTTTGGATCACTTGGTTTATTGTAATATTTAGTAGCCATTATACAAATTTCCCTTTAGTTTTACCTTTAGTAGCACAGCCATCAGCAGCTTTTACAAATCCGCCAGCTCTATAACATTTGCCGCCAGCTTTCATCTTTTTGGTATCTTCCATCTTCTCACCTTTAGCATATTGCATAGGAGTGATTTTACCAGATTTAATAGCTTTAGCTTCTTTAAGCTCTTCGCCTTTAGTATCTTTACCTTTAAACAGTTTCTTTAGATCGGGTTTTTTAGCCATTTTACCGCCCTCGTTAAATTTTTTGCCTTTGTCGGCTTGATTAAATTCTTTAGCTACTTTTGCAGGGATACCAACTTTTTTAGCAAAGGCTGGGTTATGCGCGGCAGCTGCCATTAGATTTCTTTGAGCTTTTGATTTACTTGGCACCGCAGTTCCACCTTTTTAGTGATGCGGCTTTACGTGTAGGTTTACCGTTCTCATCTTTCATAGGTCCCGGCATACCTGACATTCTGGCGCAAAATGATTTCTTTCTTGGCCCCCCTTGTGGTTGTGGGGCTTTAAGATTAGATCCTGTAGCTGCATTATATTTGGCTCTACCTTTTGCGGTCAAACCTGCACCTTGAGAGACCGGGAGTTTTTCACCTCTACCAACAGCTAAATTTGGAGCTTTTTTAGTAGCCATAATTTTAGTTCTTTATTACGTCAAATAACCAAGAAGCCGCTGCACCAACTGTTGCGCCAACTCCACCAATCATCATAAACATACGCCATCCACCTTTAGCTTCAGATAAGGTTTTACTGATTTCTTTTATGGTTTCTTTTATCTCATCCATATCTTTAATCATTTTATCCATGTCATTCTGCAAATGTCGTATATCCGCACTGTGGGTGGCAAGCTCTCTCACCGTTTGTATTGCTGGGTCTGAGGATCTTTGATGTTCCATAACTTAGCCATACACAACAGTAACACCTAACGGCACTGTAGTAGTAGGTGTGTACCAAATACCATTCTCAAACAAAATCCCTTCACCCGGCATTAACACATTTGTTACGTTTGAATTAGCACCTGTATCACATACAAGCTTACTAAGACCTACTGCAGCATTAGCAGGAGTTGCACCATCAGAAAAAGTAGCAGTACCTGCACCTGCACCACCTGCGATAATAACGCTTTTTAACCTAACTCGTCCCGGCACCAACGATACAGCCGTGCCTGAAACTGCAGCACTGGAGTGTATCGATTTGACGTCTGTTTGCATACTCATAATTAATCTCCTATATGTAAAAAGTTAAGGGCTGTATTATGCATTATCGTTTAAGGCCGAGGTCGATCAACTCTGGCCCCCTTAAATTAATTATTAAGCTGAAATAGGAGCTTCAGCACCAGTAGATGATTTTTGAGCATATGTAACAGTAACCCATGCAGCGCCAGTTACAGCAGAGCCAGCAGTAGTAGCTACGATAGCAACATCAGTAGTACCGATGTTTATGAACTGAAGCCATTGTTTAGTAGCTGAAGTATCGTCACGACCAGCAGTTGTAATAGTAGTAGAAGTAACGAATTTGTTAGCAGTAGTACCGTCACCAATAACAAGAGTAGTAGCTGAGTTGAATACAGTAGTTGTGTCTACTTGTATGTCAATGATTTGAGAGCCCGCAGGGAGAACCGCAACAGTAGTAGTGCCCGCAGTAGCTGGAAGAGCTGCCGCTTGTAATAAAACAACAACACCTGTGTTATCAATATAACCCGGAACGGTGCCAGTAGTATCTTTAACAGTACCTGTACGGACTGGGCCTGAAAATGTAGTAAATGCCATTTTAGTTTCCTTCATAGAAAGTCTAAGCCTAGTAGTCTTCTATGCGTCAGCGGGGGCTGTCTACTAAGCCGGATTATTCCCCGGTATGTTGTACTTATACTCCACTTTATTTAGTCTTGCAAGTTTATTTTATTTGATTTTTTGCTATTCTCTTCACGAGTTATAACTGCTAAATTCCAAGGTACATGTAGCCCGCTAACAAACTCACCACGGAGCGGTACAATATGGTCTACAGCATAGGGCACTCCAGTAACTTTACTGACTAGCATAGCATCTAAGTAGAACTGTTTAATTTGTGCTTTATGCTCTTGTGTGAGCCATTTGGGTGTGGCTTGTTTGTGCTTTGTTCTACGGTGTTTATTATCAGCTTTTACTAGCTCAGGGTTATTTTTTTGCCAAGCTCTTCTATACTGCATTATAGCTTCTGGTTTTCTACTTTGGGCTCTTAATTTTACCAATTCTTTATTATTTTCATAATATTTCTTACCTGCTTTTTTACTAGCTTCTGATTTTGGTAATAATGCACGTTTTGCATTAGTTTCTTCCCATTCTATTTTTTGACACTCAACACATGTACCTTTAGTTTTACGTAGAGCTATGTGACCGTGTTTACATGGAAGCCCTGTAAAATAGTGAGTTGCTTTAGTTTCTTGAGCTTCTTTACGGGTTGTTGGGTATTGGCTGTACATGATATTATCCTGTTTTGGTTTCGTTACAGGTAATATTATATATACTTTTTTAAAAATAGCAAACATAAAAAAGGCCCACCGAAGTGAGCCTTAATTTAGTTGGAGCCCTTTATTATCAAGCGCCGGTCGATCCGTACATACTCAGGGGATCACTCCAGCCAAAGCTGTAACGCTCTCTTGAACGGTATCTTACGTTTCCGGTGTCGAAATCACCGCTCATGTCATTAGTAATGGGAGCACGAACAAAGTGCTTCATACCATTTGGCACGTCAGTAGTTAAGAACCAAGCATTGCTGTCAGTCAAGAAGTGGTTGATAGCATAACCTTGTGGAATAGAACCGTTGTTTTTCAATGCGTTGATATCATTGTCAGCAGTTCCTACACGTTGTTCAGTTTCCAACAAACGAGTTGCAACGAATTGCAATGCAGGTGGAACGATCAACTTTTTAGGTTTAGCAGCAATCAACAGACCACGCTCATCAGTCCATGCAGCGATTTGAATAACAGCCGCTTCCAAAGAAGTTTCGTTTAAATCAGCAGGAGTTGAAGGAATGTTACTGTTAGTACCACCAGAAACTAATGGGTGAGCAGATGAGAACAAAGATACGCCGTCACCACCAACATAGCTAGAAGAGAAGCCGTTGTTTAATACAGCAGCTGCTTTAACTTGTTTAGTGTAAGACATAGCACGAGCCAAACCTTTAGTGTAACGAGCAGACAAAGAGTCATACAAGTTATCTTCAATAGCTTCTTCAGTTAATGAGAAGCCTAAAGCAATAGTTTCGTGGTTGTAGCGTGAAGTCCAAGCTTCTTGAGCATTGTCATAAGCGATGGCCGAACCTTCGTTTTTAACAGGAGCTGCAGAGAAACCAGACAGTTTTGTTTCTTCTTCAAATGAACGCTCAGAAGACTCAGTTTCATAAATTTCTTTATGTTCTTCGCCGTAACGAGCATATTCCAAACCAAACAGAGCGTTAAGACCCGGTAATAGTTCTTTTAATAGTTGTGCACGTGAAATAGCCATATATTATTGCTCCTTAAGCGCCGTAATATGAATGAATACCGAAGTTAATTTTAACCAACACTTCTGGGTATTGGACAATAACTAAGGTAGCAGAAGCTGGGATAGTTACACCAGACGCTGCGTTCATAACAAGAGAAGTTGCACCCACAGCATAGTTAGCTGTTAAGAATGAACCAGTTTGTACTAATTGACCATTAGCAGCTATAAAGTTAACTTCAGAACCAATTACTAATGGAGAAGTTAAAGCTGGTACAGTAATAGTAGCAGATGTAGTTGAAGTGCTTGGAACAGCAGTAGATATAGCTGTTTCTTTAACAGTATCAATAACACGGTACACTAAACCAGTACTAGGAGTTGCAGATGGAGTAACAGCACCTACAGTAGAGTTACCTGTATTTACGTTAGCAGCAGCATCAGCACCAGCTACGTTTAAGCCAACTAAAGCTTGTGAACCAGAAGTAACAGTACCACCAGCTGCAGATAACATAACAACTTTAAAGATAGTATCTGGGTCATCAGTAACAATAGCAACAGCGTCACCAGCCAAAGTACCAGCAGGCCAGTATTGAGCAAATTGTTTTTGCTTAGTAGTAGGGTTGGTATAAGAACAGCCCAAGAAAATACCAGTGATTTGTTTACCAGTAGTTGCAGCAGCAATAGTAGGTCTAATAATAGTACCAGACGCAATTACAACTGGGTCTCCATAACCAATGTTGACGTTATAGCCATATTGAATAGGGATGTTGCGAGTGGAGCCAGCAAAAACCTGACCTCCAATCAAATTTATGGGTTTTAAGCCATATGGTGCACTTACAGTAGGGTAAGCCATTTAAACCTCCAAAAAGAGAATATTATTGTCTGCCAAAGGATGTTGTAGATTTTCGCTCATTAAATAACGGCATTCTTGGATCGCTTTGACGCATCAAATTATTATCTACTGCTTCTGTTTGCGCCTGAGTTTGTTTATTAAAGTGTTCATTACGTTGCTCAATAAACTCAACAGGTGTCTTACATAACAATAAACCGCCAATCTCTATGTTGTCTCTAAAACGACTTTCGGGATCGACTAACAGTTGCATTTTTGGTTGTTCCGAAACACTAACAGGCTCCCAACCTTCTCTCAGTTTTGCTGACAAGTTTCTTGGGTCAGCCGCATTTAGCGTTGACGTTCTAATCCATCTGTACGCGTAACCCGGTTGCTTATCCGGTTCAGGAAGAAGCTCAGCTGGCGCCCACTGCTTAGGACGGGCTGAAGTGTCACGTGTTTGGGTATCTCTGTTCAATCTATTTTCGGCCATGTTAGGCTCCTAATTTGGTTAGTTCACGGGCGTATTGTTCATTAGTTAATCCAAATTTCTTGGCTAATGCTACTTGTGTCTTGCTGAGCGTCACCTTTTTAGGGGCGGTGCTTCTTTTTGCAGGAGCTACTACCGTGCTAAGTTTTGATGTACGCTGAGCTTTAGGCTCATCGTTTTGATCGCTAAATTCTTCTGGGAATCTGCGTTGTACTTCTTGGTCGATACGTTTATAGTATTCATCACTTCCGATGAACTTTTCCCCATAAGTTTCTAAGAGGTCTTCGTGTATGCCTACAGCGAATCTACTCATAGCTTTCTTAGTTGGGTCAACATACCACGGATTTTCGGCTACCCATTCCGCTGCCTTCGGGTCTTGCTGTACAGCACGTTGCTGTTTTTGTAATAACTGTGCACCTGTGTCGGTGTTTTGTGCAGTAGGCCTGAAATTTTGAGCTTTGTCAAGTTTATTTGTTGCTTTCATCAATTCTTCTTGTGCTTCGATGATCGCATCAGTATTCCCGTAGTCATAAGCTTCCTTATAATTACGTTTAGCCTTCTCCACTTCTAACTCAGCAGAGGATTGATAAGTGCTTATTAGCTCCTTCTCTCCTGATTCAAGTAAAGATTTTAAATGTTTGTTTTCATCCAGTATTTTTTGAGCTACAGCTAGAGCTTCTTCTTGCTCACGATAAGCCTCTTCTTTAGCCCTACGTTCGTCATGCCATGCTTTTTTATACTGTTTAAACTTAGTTTGAACCTTACCTGAATAGTCGTCAGAACTGTCAGCATCTTCTAGTTCATCAACAACTTCTTTTGGTAATGGGGGTCTAGCATTTCTATCAGCTACAGGGGTATCGTCTTCAATTTCAATCTCAATACCATCAATTTCATCAATTTCTAATTCTACATCCCCACCAGCTTCGTCAGGGAACTCATAATCATCTGCTTCGTACTTAGCCATTTTATTTTCCTTTTATTAAAACTGGAAATCCTGTTTCCACATATACATCAATAACAGCATTTGGTACAAAGGATAATGCTTCTGCTATAGAATATGATCCATCAGGATTACGTTGTTGAGTTGTAACTTGGACCAAACATCCTACCCCTGCTATCTCCATAGCTTTAGTAGACTTCATCCAACCTTGTTCATCGCTAGATGCTTTACAAATCAGTCTAAATGTGTCGCCATCTCCAAACACTTTTATATCTGAAATATTTGCTCGTGCGCCTTTAACATCTGATATATCTAAAGTTTTGCTCATTTTGCCCTCCGAATGCCTCTAGGGTCTAAAACAACTGCTTCAACACTATCATCATTAATTACACGCATCTCAGTTCCGTGAATCTCAACTCTAGTGCCAGCGTTAGGTCTTACAAGGACAAAATCCCCAACTTTGCACCAAGGGCCAGTAGGAAAACGGTCTTTGTCACCATAGCAGTCAGGGCCCATAGCCACAACAAACAACACAGTAGCCAAAAGATTTTCATGCCGCATAGTTTCATCAGCTTTAAGAAGACCGCTTTCATACTCTTTCTCCACTTCAGGTAACGCACACAGTATACGGTATCCTGTTGGTGTAGGCAGTTGTGTTGCCTTTTCTTCATTAGTAGCCTCAAGGTCTACCGACCCTACGACTTGGGGGTTGTTTGGATTGGATCCAATTAGGATTTTACTCATTCGTCTTCGAACTCCAGTTTTTTAGTTAGTACTTCTATGGCGCTTCGCGCTTGGTCTAAACCTTGGATCTGCCCACATATGTACTTATATGCTGCATAATCCTCTGCTCTACCAGACGCTAACGCTTGTGTTAATAACGCTACTCTGTCATCAATTTGTTTAAAGAGAATCTCCGCTTCTCTATCCATTATTTATCTCCAAATGCTGTTGCTGAGGCCACAAGTGACGCGGCCTCTAGGTTATTTTTTGCGTTTTTCTACCTGTCTTTCAGCTTGTCTTTCAGCTATTTGTGCTTGTCTTTCAGCTAAGAACTTAGCATGGTCATGCTGTTGATTAGTTTGCTGCTTATGGTGTGCACGCTCACTTTCTTTAAGTGCTACATCCACACCTAACTTAGCTGCCATCTCATCTTGCTTTGCTCGTAATTGAGCTTGCGTATCTTGCATCTTAGCTGAGATTTGTGCTCCTGTAGACTGTTGTTGAGCACCAATACGCTCACGATCAACTTGTATCTTCATAGCTTCCAACTGAGCATCAGACTGATCTTTAGCTACTTTGCGTTGCAAGTCCTGAGCTTTAAGTTGCAGCTCTTGTTGTTGCATTTGTATCAACGGATCCTGAGCTTTCTGTTGATTTCGTTGTGCTTGAGCTTCTTGTTGATTTTGCTGTAACAACTGTTGTGATGCCTGAGCTGCTAATTTGGAGATTTGAACTTCCATAGCTTCAGGTATAGTCACTTGGTTGTCAGTATCATCTTCACCGTAGTTAGGAATATCCATACCCATAGTTTGCTCAATCTGTTTTCTATACTCATACCCTAAGTGCTCATTAATATGTGCAGACATTGCCGCTTGTAATGCCGCTAGAGCTTGTGGGTTTTGACCCATAGACTGTTGAATAACCATTTGAACTTTAGGATCTTGCATAGCAGACATATGTACAGCAATATGAGCTTGATGATCTTGGTACAAAAATGCTTTAACAGGTTTGTTTTTGAGGATGTTTTGATTCTCTGTAACTGGGTCACGAGGTTTCATATCATCTTCCATAGGCACTAACTTTTGATAGTTAGGTATACCTAGTACTTCCAGCATTTGCCTGTGTAATACAGGCATGTTATATAGCTGTGGTGCGCCTTGTGCTAGTTGTAAGGCTGCTTGGTATTGGACGACCTTTTGTGCCATAGTTGCGGCATTTGGGTCAGAGACAGGTAAAACATACACCAAATCATAATCAGCTTTCTTAGCGTGTCTACTACCTTCTGTGGGCTCATATGCATATTCCTCTGGGCAATAATCTCTAATAATGTTACGTAGTAAAATAAACTCTTGTTTCATCGAGTAGTGAATACGCGACTGAACTGCGCTCATTACTTTAAGGGTTCGCTCGAGTACAGCCAATGTTGTACCAACAGGACTATTAGAGGACATATCAGAGACAGCAAGATCAGCAGCCCCAGCAAAACGGCGACCTTCATCAACGATTCCTTGTAGTAGAGTTAATAGTGTTTGGCTTGGTTCTTTGTACGGCAGTGGCATGAAGTTATCACGCATTACACCAGATGGTACATCTACATCCCTCCACTCGCCCGGAGCAATTGGAGTATCATCACCCTTAACTCTTAATCCTCTAGTTTTAAAGCCCCCCGGAAGATTACTGAGAGTGCCCGCGTCAACCAACTGGCGAAGGATTGAAGTACTAGACTTGGCGAAAGCACCAATAAGATGAATAAGCCCAAAACAATAAAAGCCAAAACCCGGCACATAGCCATAGTGAACGAAGTGATTGCGTTTTTTACATGATTCATCTTCAGGGTCCCAATTTCTGCGAATTGAAAGGATAGTTCCAGTGCCTTTTTCAATAGTAACTACATAAGGCAGGGCTATGTCAGTTTTTTTACCATCTTCATCTTCATGCTCAAACCCTTCTAAATTGATTTCAACATGCATTTCCAACAACTTAAACCGATCATCCGTTGACGCTCTAAACCCAAGCTTATCAGCTATCTTCTTCTCAACGTCATCCATAGTATTGGAAGGTTCACCAAGGTCCACATCTCTGTAAAAACCCTCATACTGCAATCTACGTATCTCATTCTCAGTCTTGCGCATTACATGGGTCACACGTTCTGCAGACTCAAGGCTTGATGCGCCATATGGTACAACTACATCTTCAGCAGGTACGTACATAGACACTTGACGACCTAAATACGGGTCATAATATACTTTCTTAAACGCATTACCTGCTAATCCTAAGCCCCATAACATACGCTCATGCTCTGGTCTATACTCAGTCATAACATCAGTAAGCTGATAGTTCATATCGTCCTGAACACGCTGTGCAGCTTCTTTCTTATCTTCTGTTTCTTTACCAATTATTTGTGTTTTAACTGGTCCAGACGCAGGGAATGTAGCCGTAATTGTCTCAGCTTGAAACTTAATAACAGCCTCAGTTAATAGTGGGTGGTACACACCACATGCGCCTTCCCAAGGCTCTGAGCGTTCTTCCATCTTAAGACCTAACAACTCTAACCCATCAACATAGGTTTGTACCCAGTCTTTACGTGCGCTTACATCAGACTCAAAGTCATTAATAAGATCTGAGGCTAGAGAATCAAGAGTTGCATCATCTATCTCTTCAGCAAGGTTTGCGTTAAATTTTTCTTCATCGACTTCTTTTTGAATCTGAAGAATAATCTCATCACCATGACTTATCGTTACTGACTCAGGATCTTCAATCTCAATTTCAAGAGGTTCTTGATTTAGGTCTTCTTCTTGATCTATGGCATCTAAGCCCATAGGGGCCGGGTTTACACTTTTATCTATCATTATGTTTCCTTATTTAACAGGGAGTTATAAGTGTTAAAACATAGCAGGCTGCCAATACTAACAATGCACACCCTAAAAATTCTATTAACATTTGTTTAAATTCTTTATTCATTTAATAATACGCTGCTTGTCTTGGTGTAAAATCACTATCCATATCGTCAGAGTCCAAACGCAAACTTAAGAATCCACCTTTGCGAAATCTAGATATTCCCATTGACACGCAGTCCACATAGTCATCGTGTTGCCCTGCAGGAAATGATGCCACTTCTTCTATAACCTCATCTGCCCAACGAGTATTTGGAACCCATACTCTACCAGATGCAAATACATCGGCAACAGCATTTAATCTAGAAATCTTATCATTACCACGACTTGGTGTAAATTCTGACACTGGAACACCTGTTGCTCGCAACTCATAAATTAAAGGCGCACCAGAGGCTTTCTTTTCTATAATCAACGCATCAGGTTGCCAGTACTTATACTCATCTAACACAGCCTCCTTAAGCCTAGGAAACTCCATACGATCACGTTTGGCATCTAGCATAATGATGTTGGCTTGAGTAATACCATTTTCATCAGCGTGATAGAACACTCCCCACGTAATACATGCAGAATAGTCTGCTCGGTTGTGTTTTTCAAACGCAGTATCCCACGTTTGCAGTATAAAATCTGTAGGTGGTGGGGAATCACTCTCCCATTTCTGCCACCATTCACGTTTAACTATCGCCCCTTCTTCAGAAGTTGGGTTCTGTTGATACTGAGCTTGCCATTTTGAAACATCAATGGCGTTTCTAGTAGCCTCTAACTCCTCTATTGTCCAAAACTCAGGCCACAAAGGTTTACCTGAAGGTAGAATAGCAGGAAGTTCTACTACACGCCACTTATCTCCGCCCCCATTTAACTCTTTTTGCCTAACTTGTCCAGTTAAATCTCGTTTCGACCATCGGGTTTGGACGATAATTATGGCCCCACCCGGCTGTAGCCGCTGCCTAGGCCCTGATGTGTACCACTCATACACTTTATCGTAGATCTCAGGGTTACTTGCAGCTATTGCAGCCTCTTGTTCCGAGTGTGGATCATCAATTATGAGTATATCCGCACCAATACCTGTTACAGCACCACCGACACCGATTGCAAAGTAGTTACCCCCAGCGCTGGTGTTCCATCTACCCGCAGCTTTAGAGTCAGTCTGCAGCTCAACGCCTGGGAACACTTCCTGATAGAGCGGATTAGCCACTAAGTTACGAACCTTACGACCAAAACCTACAGCAAGTTCGGCTGTGTGCGAGCATTGTATGATCTTTTTATCAGGATACTTACCAAGAAACCACGCTGGTAATAAAAAAGACCCAAACTCAGACTTAGTATGCCTTGGACCAAGGTTAATAATTAGCCGCTTATTCTCGCCGTTAACTACTTTTTCAAATTCTTGTGCCATTCTGGCATGGTGGCGACCATAAATAAATCCAGGCCATACCTTTTGCACAAAAGCTAAGAAATTTACCTGTGCCTGTTCCCGCGCATGTCGTCTGTGTAACTCATCGATCAATTCAACAAGCTTTGCTCGTTCACTAACTGGCGCAGCTGCAAGGGCAGCAGTAAGTATTTCCTCATTTAGAGCAATATTACCTAAATGATTACTCATTCATCTTCGTCCGCAGACTCTACCTCTTCATCAACACTGTAACCACGTAGCTCTTCATCAGTAAGTTCTGGTACAACTTCTTTTTCAGGTTTGGCATAGTTCTTTAACAAGCCCCTGAGTTCAGACTCTAGATCGGATGTTGGCTTATCAGCCACAGAGACTTCAATCTTAGTTGTAAATAAGCCAATCTCGGTAACACGCCCAAGTGTCTCTAATGCTTTGAGTGCGTTTTTTTCATCTTCAGACTCATTAGCAATTCTAAAAAGCTTTGCCAAGACAAATTGGCGCATTTTATTTGTGGAATTTATAAGCTGATAGTCATAGCGAGAGAGTAAAGACTCAAGTGCCGCTTGTTCGCTTATCATGGGGGGAGTGTTGCTATGAGCATCGCTCATATATAAAACTTTTGACTTATCTTTCTCGTCAAAAATAACGTCTATTGCGTCGGAATTAGAGTGTCGTATCATTCTGTCTACAGGTTGGGTTGTAGTTTGTTGAGCATTTGTAACATGCTTTTTTAAAAATTACAATATAAAATTTTTTGTTGACTAAATATAAATACATAGGGGGTGTTTCTAAAATTAATATATAAAATTTTTATGTTGACTTATTGTAAATAAGGGGGAGGGTGTTTTGAAAATTGGGGATTGGCTGTGCGGAATACTATGTAAGAGACTGGGGTCAAAATATATAAAAACGGGGCATAGGGGGTAGTGTTTAGATCCTGGTTCCGCTTGTTTCTAAATGGTTAAAAGTCCTTATGTTTTTGCTTGTTTCTAAATGGTTAAAAGTCCTTATGCTTTTCGATTTTGATTTTAGCCGTTAGATATACAAATATAGATAGTTATTAGCTGTGAGCCTGTGAGCCTGTGAGCCTGTGAGCCTGTGAGCCTGTGAGCCTGTGAGCCTGTGAGCCTGTGATCCGATAGCCTGTGAGCCTGTGATCCGATAGCCTGTGAGCCGTTAGCCTGTGATTTTATTCCGTTTTGGTTTGGTTATTCTAGTCGGTTGGTGTTAACGTGTAGTCAATTGTCTCAGGTGATGGGCAAGTTTTAATCCTTCAGACTCTTAATCGATGTTTTAATACAAATTAATTGACACATAGTAAACTATTACTGTTATAATTGACATTCAGGCGGTTGCTTGTACGCTCTTTTTTCTTTTTCTAATTATTATCCAAGGTGATTATATGGAACACTTAACAACAACATCTTTAAAATCTTTACCAAAGGGTGAAATGTTTTCCCGTAAAGATACAAGCAAGAAATCCTATATAAAAGGGGATTATTGCCGTATTAGCAAAAAATGGTCATGTGTTAGTACCGAGGATCATTGCGACGAGCTAATGATCGCAGGTGATAAGATGATCTTTACAGATTGGGAAAATCCTGCAAAGAAACCTACAAAGAAACCTACAAAGAAACATTCCACAGGTTATGTGTTATATCGAGGTGCAAGTCTACTTGATGGTCAACCCATCGTAGTGGTCGCAATCACTAAACGATCAAGCAATGTTAAGACGGGCGATGTCGTCCAGACTTACATACTCGCTGACAATGGGTTAAGCCCATTAGAGAATCTTAAAAGTCTGGGTGATGTGTCTATTTGTGGATCATGTATTCATCGGCGAGGTTTAGACGGTGCGTGTTATGTGAACGTCGGCCAAGGGGTAACAATGGTTTACAAATCATTGCTTAATGGTAACTATCCAATCTATGATCCATCAACTAACGATCCCGTCGCTGGTAAAATGGTAAGACTTGGCACATATGGCGATCCAGCGAGTGTTCCCCGTCATGTGTGGGATTTATTACTGACCAATGCAAAAGGTCACCTAGGATACACTCATCAATGGCAATCAGGAAAGGCTGATCATGTAATGGATTTATGCATGGCAAGTGCCGATAATGAGCAAGATAGAACAAAAGCTAAATTGTTAAGATATCGTACGTTTCGTGTACGATCAGCCAGCGAGCCAGTTTTAAAAGGTGAGTTTGAATGTCCTGCTAGTGCAGAGCAAGGTAAGCGTTTAACTTGCGTAGAGTGTAAAGCTTGCTCGGGCGGTGTCGGTACAAACAAAAGCGATCCAGTTATCATTGTCCATGGATCACTTAAGAGCCGATTTATTCCCTTAACTTTGGTAGCATAAAAATGGATAATTTAGAATATTTGTTAACAGACTTAGAACGGTATATAGGTAAAATAGAATGGTTGGAAACCTCTACCCATAATTCAAAAAATAGATTGATAGCTATATTCATGAGAAAAATAGAATATATCCTGCTAGAATTAAACGATTTAAACAAATAAAACCGATCCAAGGGGACATATGTCCCCTTTTTTTGGCTCTGGCTCTGGCTCTGGCTTTGGCTCTGGCTCTGGCTCTGGCTCTGGCTCTGGCTCTGGCTCTGGCTCTGGCTCTGGCTCTGGCTCTGGCTCTGGCTCTGGCTCTGGCTCTGGCTCTGGCTCTGGTTATCATATAAAGCGATAGGCGATAGGCGATAGGCGATAGGCGATAGAATAAATCGATTAAAATAAATTCAAAGCGATTGAAAATAATTGTTGACATAGTGTAAACAAATGATCTAAAATAAACCATGTTTTGAGATTGGCTCAAAACGATTAAGTCACAAGGTGATGATATGAACTTACAAACTTTATACACAGAACTGAAGCACCACTACTTAGACTACGGCTATAACGGCTGTGGTCTGGGTAATTCGTTAGATCAACTTATTGTTGATCTTATTGATAATGGCTACAGCAAGAGCTTAGTCAAAAAAATATGTCTTATGGCATATTATAAATAAGGTGATTGGGATGATTAAAGTATTAAAAGTAAAAGAAAACAAATTGTTCAAACTGCAAAACGATCAGTTTGAACGCGTGTGCTTACACGTTGCTGGCGGTGGTCTTACGGCTGTTCAAACAGCCAAAGCGATGGAGTACAGCCATAAATTGCGTAAAGATGGCAAGTTTACCGCCAACGGTTATGTTGTTGAATTAATAGGGGATTGATATGACTCATAACGAAGTAATAAAAGATATTAGACTTTTGTGTAAAAACAAAGGTCTAACATTTAAAAAAAGTAGTACCACTTTAAATGGCAAACCTTTATATCATTTTATCGACAGGCAATCAGGGATTGTGAGATTGTCCAATATGTCATTAATGAGTGCTTATGATAATGCACTCAGACTTCAATAACAGGGGAATAAAATGAAATTATATTTATTGGCAGGATTATTTGCCCTGTTATTCATCGGATCAATCCGATTGGTCTGTCAAGTTTTGGTGTGGTTATCATGAGTAATTTTAAGATACCGAGTGATGCCAGAGAAACCACTTGTGTTATAGCAGGTGTTGACATGGCTGTCACGTTCACATACGAAACACCGAGCGGTATTGATATGGTCTATGGTTTTACAGGTGTATATGAAATATATGCCGTCAAATTGGGCGATGTCGATATCCTGCCAGTGTTGAGTGATGATGCGATAGGCGATGTCGAAGACCAACTAGAAGACGGTCGCAATTGTGCGATCGATTATTAACTTAGAGGTTAAAACTTATGAAAGCTTGGAATGTATATCTACATAGCAGGATTATAGACACTATTTATTGCGATCCAACCCTTACCCGTGATGAGGTTCGGAAAGGTCTGGTTAATCACGATGGTTACAGTTACAGCATAGTAATAAGACTAAAAAGGGGGCAGTAATGACACCAAAAGACAAAAGAGATTACCTGAACCTATTGATCAAAGCGATTGTCGCTCATGATGAGGATTTTTCAATCGACATGCATACAGGAGCTGTGTGTTGGGAGGTTGAAACAAACAGGACAATATATTGTACTCCTGCGTGGGAGTATGTATCAGATGATAACCTCGAACTGCCAGATGATGGTGTGATTTATATTACTTTTGATTGGGTAGAAGACGATCGGGACAGGACTGTAAGTATCGACTTCTACACTAGCTACGACAATATAGCTCTAGACGTATCAGACTACATGTACATATTAAAACAGTTTAATGAGGAGTATTTGAAATGAACCATTTAGAAAAATTGTTAGATAGAAAAGACTACCTGCTCGCACGATTAACCAGAGTTAAGGTCGTGTTAAATACTCATGGTACATGTATCACGGTCGGGAGTGGGTTGGATATAAACGTCAATGATCCAACATTCAGTCGAATAATGGATGTACTGTACCTTCACGAAGAGGAATGTAAAGAAGAGCTAAGGGACATCGATCGCAAGATCGATGCGATTAACGAATTGCTTGGAGGTCTGTGATGAAATATGAAGTGCAAACCAATTTTGGGAACGATAATTGGGAAAACGTGTGGCACGAGGGTTTTGACGAGCTTGTGGTCTTTGACACAGCAGAAGAAGCCCAAGCAGAAATTGACGACATGATAGAAGAGATGGAGCTTGTTGGTATGGATTATGATCGTAATGATTACAGAATTGTAGAAATTATTTAAGAGGATTAAGACAATGAATACACAAGATATGGCACACGAAATAGCAAAAATGTGGACAGATAGAGCCTCAGAAAAGGATTTAAGAAGTCTTTACTATGATGATTCATTACGCATCATCTTAGATATGACAGAAGAAGAGATGCTCGAAAACTATAACGATTTACTAGAGGATTAAGACAATGAATGAAGACCAAAGAAGTGTCTTGATAAATACATACATATCTAAAACGATAGACGAGATGACAACACGAGAGATCATCGAAGCTTATGCTGATGATTTATTCGACTGGCTTAGCACTTGGAGCGATGCCGAACTGGAGGGATTAGAATGAAACATTACATTGCAGGTATAATCGATAGTTATCGGGACATGGAGTTTAGAACCTGTGTCCTAGTCAAAGCAACAGATAAGACAATCGATCTAAAAGTCGGTGAGATATGCTCAAAATGGTACAGCGAAGATGAGCCTGTGCTTGAGTGTGAAGATGCTGAAGGGTTATACGAACAAGCTAATGGTTGTGTAACCTATACCGATGGCATTAAAGAGATAAGCGAAACAACATATAACGAATTATTAACTTTCTTAGGAACATACTAATGGACACAAAAAACGTATTGGCATGTATAGCAATTTCAATGATCTTTGGCTTCGGCTTAGGGTATGGCACAGGTAAACAGGATAGTGATAAGTTTACGATCCACAAGACCAGATCAGGGATGTTTATCGTAGACGATAGCCCGAACGGTACAAAGGGCAAGATGGAGTCAAAGATTTATGAAGTCTTAGAACTACCGACTAATCGTAAGAACTTTCAAGAAGGGGATATATCACAATGAACGATAGATATATTATTATGAATACTAATACAGGCAATGTTGTGGAATCTTGGAGAACAGGGGAACAGGCAATGCGAGCGTGTGACTCATTAAACCAACACAATGTTGAATGGAACAAATCATTTCCGAGGTGTGTTGTTATTGACAAAATAACAGGGGAAAACTTCTATACAAATTTAGAACACAAGGTGGGTGTATGAGAAAAGAAAAAGACTACCGATCAATAACGATAGACGAAGCCATGGCATGGGTAGATAAGAATTGTTTCCACGAAGACGTACGAAAGCGATTGAAGTCTAGAGCTGTAGCATGGAGGATTGGCACGCATCTACTCATAGCGATTAACTATGTGGGTGACTTAGAGAAACGAATAGCCGAACTTGAGGCTGAACTAATGAAGAAGGGTAAAAAGAAATGACTGCAATAATTAATACACAACACTTCACGAAAATACCTTTGGTTAATAACACTCGATGGTGCTATCTAGATCAATACGGTCGTAAGGATCATGTGACACTTAAGACCGAGTCAGGTAAGTTGATAACCAGAACTGCACAGTATTACCAGATCGTTAATGATGAGGTTAAAATCTATATCACTTACAAAGGTGATGGGATTCTAGTGACTGAGGATTATGTCCTAGACGATTGAGATAAGTTATGGCTTCACCTAGTTTTTAATTGTTAAATTATAATAGTATGGTATGATATTACTTTATAACATTAGATTGGAATAGATATGAATGATTTAGTAAGTAAAGAAATGACTACAACATCCAGAATTATTGCCGAATACTTTGGCAAAGCTCATAGGAACGTGTTGCAAACAATAGAAAATTTAGATTGCGGTGAAGAATTTAATCTGCTGAATTTTCAGCCGATTGATTTTCAAGATTCTAAAGGTCGAACATACAAAGAGTATGTGATTACTAGGGATGGTTTTACAATTTTAGCAATGGGTTTCACAGGTAAAAAAGCCATGTTGTGGAAGTTACGATTCTTGACAGCATTTAATGCGATGGAGGCAGAACTGACACGAGAACGCTCAAACTTAGATTGGAAGGCTGCGAGGCTTCAAGGGAAAGCTGTAAGAAAGAATACAACAGACACGATCCAAGATTTCATACAGTATGCAACCGATCAAGGTAGCGTGAATGCCAAAATGTATTACGCCAATTTAACAAAGATGGAGTATAAAGCTTTAGATTTATTGGAACAAAGTAAACAGACCTCTGGAAACTTTAGAGACACATTAGATTTGATGCAGATAAGTTTTTTACAAGTTGCTGAAAGTATAGCTTCAACCGCCATACAAAAAGGTATGACAGACAATTTGCATTATAAAGAGATTTATATTTTTGCTAAAGAAAAGGTCACACAATACGCTCATTCTGTTAGCTGGGCAAGGTTGACTACTGATTAAACAAACACTACCTGAAGGGTGTGCCTTTAAGGGTAACTTAAGACAACTTAGGTTACCCTCTTTTTTTATCTTAACTATGGGAAGATTATTCATGAATCTACCAACACTCGCTTTATCCGCAACACTTATCCTCATTCCCACTCATTCTGCCTACGCTGAGCGTCACCACGCTTCAAATAAAGAAATCCAATGCCTTAGTAGCATAATCTACGCTGAAGCTCGTGGTGAGCCTGAGATTGGCAAATTAGCAGTAGCCCATGCTTCAATCAATAGAGCAAAGCGATCAGAACGATCAACATGTAAGATCAAAGGTGTTACCCGTAAATCCGTACCGCTAAAGCTTCAACCTTACTTCAAAACCCTCGCTGCGAAATCCCTCTCATCTAAGCACAAACTGATTGGCGTAGCCGATTCCTGGAATACAGGTAAAAAACCTCACTCACGAGGCAAAAAGGTAAAAGTAATAGGACAGCATGTCTTTTATGTAATGTCTTCCCTATAACCTATTGAGTGTAAGTAAGCCTCAACTTGTGCCATCGTTCTAAACGGTTTAAATGGGGAGTTACCTAGATTCCTAGGCAAAGCTGTTGGGTTATCAAACATCCGCATACAATCACCAAGATAACTAATCATTGCTTTTTCAGCACTAATCTTTTCCATATACGCTTTAGCTCGTCTTCCATGCTTAAGCCCGTTCTGTTTCCCCATCATGTAGCGAGATTTAGTATTATGCTTGTAACAGTATTTGCCTAACTTATCGTTCTGAGCATATCCTTTACATTGAGTGCCATCCCTTTTAATTCTAACGCAACGATTTACCCACAAGTTTTGCGCCCCTTGTACATTTGCGTAACGGAATAACCCTGTATCAGGATCAAAATTATCAGAAGGCTCATAATCAAACACTTCTCGTGGTCTTCTTTTCATAGGAACAACCTCATTCACCAACAGGCCAAATAGTTTAAAATAATACGTTTATAAAACAACAACTTACAAATTTATAAAAACACCCTTAATTTTTGTCCTACGCTACAGCCCGCACCACTACTGGGTTTAGGTGTTTTACAGGACGAAAGGACATAGGACAAAAAGGAAATTACTTTTTTATATAGGGGGTAATTCAAAAATACCCTATTTATTTACCTTTTGTCAATTCCTCTATTTACCTATACAACAATCTTTTCATTTATCTTTTTATTTGTCCTTTTATCCTTAAAGAGAAAGAAATAAAGAAAAACAATAACTTAGGGACAGGACAAAAAATAGGACATATAGCTTTTCAGGACATATAATTAGTCCTTTTTAAGGTTTTCCGCCCTTCAAACGTGCTGATACCCATGTTATTTAAATTAATAGTTTTTAACTTATTATTAATTAAACTTATTGTTCTAATATCTTTACAGTTTATTTTTTTATTCATGTGAAAAATAACTATCCTTAATAATTTGAATATGATATATTTTTATTTTTTTCAATATTTTAAAAGGAAATACCCAATGCCAGAGTTCTTAAAAAGTGTAGGAATCAGTTCATCAGTATATAGAGTTATACAACTTAAAGCTAAAAAGGATGACAGGTCATTAAGAAGTTGGTTGGACAAGTTCTTATTAGAGTCTTTTCCAGATGAAATAGCCGAACTAGAGCTTGAAGATGATCGCATACATACGGCAATGCTTATCAAACGTAACGGTGGTAAACCTATAGAAGAAGTATTTGTAAAAAAGACCGATGACACCAACGACGAAGACCTCTTTGCTTAATTAAACCATATATTTTAAAAGGAATGTCCCTATGAGTAACCCGTTAAAACCCATATACGTCAGTTTAAACACCTATGAATTGATAAAAGAACTAGCTAAAAAAGAAGATCGTTCCATTCGAAGTTGGATGGACATAGCCATTGGAGACATCTATGAGCAGAAATCGTATGAAGAACCAGATAGAGACGATGACCTTTTTGCTTAATTAAACCCAAAAACCTAGACCAAACTCAATTGGTCTAGGTTATCACCACTACACTAATCTCTTCTCCTTCAACGCCCCCTTAACCTTTTCAATCGCAAAGTCATCCGTTATTCCTTCCTTGACCCAAACTCTGTGCTTCCTATCTGGGTTATAGACCCTAAAAAACCCACCCTTAATCGGTCTAAATCCCATATCCAACAACACAGACGAAAGCGATCTAGTCTTCGGCACTTCTTCCCCATTTAACAGAGCTACGTCATTAAGATGTGTCACATCAATAAACTCATCAGTAATGAGACTATCTTTAAACCTGCTTAACAAATCCTCAACTTCTTGATGAACTTCTGATACAGCAAGATCGATCATCTGAGATTTAGCTTCAGTCTTCGGTGCTCTTCCAAAAGGCTTAAAAGAACTAGGTAACTTATAGTCCATAAAATACCTAGCAATAGCATCAGGTCTCGCCCTAGTCATTGTGAATAGTCTATCAAAATACTCCTCAACCTTCTCAGCACCGCCAAAGTATTCATGCAGTTGTTCGGACGTTTGCAATCTCGAATAGACCACACAGTATCGTCTATCCTCATCATCCAGCGGTACAGCATCCTTATCCTCATCT